GCACGTAGCGAGACAAATTATTTCTTTTTACGATGTCCGCAAGAAGGACACCGCCAGAGTAATTCTGAAACGGGGCTGCCATTTCTAATTAGGAGGATTCTTTAACGAGGTCCAAGTCACAGACTCGGTTGTTAACTCACAGAGCTAACTAGATTGAGCTTCTTTCTTGAGCACTGCTGCAAGATCTGGCTCGGTAGATTCTAAGACCATTTGTTGGGTCATGTTAATACTACCTTCTTTCCAGGGATTAGTCATACCTGGAGAGACATTTGATGTAGGGGTTGGCTTCGCTCCCATCCCTGCCGCAGAGCTAGGTTTGAAGTGGTGTTCCCATCCACTACCAGGATTTTTTAGGTTCCCTATGTAAGTTCCTAAATCCTGTTCGACACCTCCGTTAAGTACAACAACGTCACCGCTTTCACTTCTTTTTAGTTTATTTTGAAGAAGAGATAGGGTTTGTTCTGCATTTATAGCACCAGAATTACTGATAGCTGAAAGCGCAGAAGTTCTAATGTTGGCGGCCTCATTGGAGGTCTTTAATGTCTTTAATTCTTGGTTTAAAGTATTTATTTGTTGATCTTTTTCTTGGGCGGTTTTGTTGGCTTCTTCCCATAGGTCTTTCCATTGCCCTTGGTCTTCGAGTGACTTTTTCCTTTTGTCATCTGCTTTTTTGTAGACATCATCAAGTTTAGTTTTGATGCCTTGAAACTTTTCGCCTTCTTCAGCGATTTTTGTTTCTAATGCAGAAATTTTGCTCTCGTACTCAGCCTTAACACTGTCAAGGTTGGGTGCTTGAGGAGTTGGAGTCTCAGCCACGGGCTGTTCCGCAGGAGTCACGGACTCTTGCTGGATGACTTTTTCTTCCATATTTATTCAGTAGTAGTTTTAGGAGTCGCTGCTGATTCAGTTTTTGGAGCTGCTTTAGCTTTTGGAGCTGGTTTTGGAGGACAAGCTGGAGGATTAATCTCCTCAAACCTCATTTTTTCGATGGGCATAAAATTTAATGCACTTAGCTACTATTGTAGTCTATTTATTGATTTCAGCTTCGTTTGCGTTGGGTAAAACTTCACCTTGAACCAATATGTCTCTAAATTCCTCTCTATCGATAACTTGCTGATCAAATAGTGAAGTTAGAGCTGTTATATCTTGTCCAATTAACCTTTCAATATCAAAATCACGACTAATTTTGATTTCTGGTGGTTCTAAACCTAAATAATCAGCAGATAAATTAAACGCTTTTTGCATTTTTTGCTCTAAATCTAGAGAAACCATTGAAAGCATTGAATTTGTATCTACACGGTCCAGTCGTCTTGCGTCTGCCGATTCTGCAACAAATTTCTGCTGGGAGAGTGTGCTGATTCCCAAAGTTGCCATTTGTGACTGTAATTCTTGGATTTCTGCTGATTGAGCTTCAAATGCACTAGCGGCTGGCTCTACATAATAGATTTTGTTACCTGGTTGGGTTGCCATTGCGTAGTTGACACTGATTGCTGTGTCTTTTGTTTGGTCATCCCATCCCTCCATTACAAGTAAAGGCTGTGAAGCAACGTGCAAACTATGAATTAAGTCAGCTTGACGTTGAAAATGAGCCAAATTTAAGTACGCAATGTCTAATAACGGTGGTTTACTAGTCATTGTGTCTGTTTTCCCTGCATAAACAGTCACCAAAGGTATCTCTCCAAGTGAAAAATCACCTGATTCGACTAATTCATACTCTTGTTCACCAGAAGGAGAGTCAAAATTACCTGCAAACGCATCATCTTCCGTGTACATGTCTTTTGTTGTCTCTCTTTTGCGATAAATCCTGTATTTTCCTGGCTCGATAACTCTTATTTGCTCGTAAACTTTTTCCCCAAAGTCTCCATCAGGTACAACAGCTTTTTCTGCTATGCGAACTTGGATTAGTTTGCCGTAATTAACTTCTCGATCCAGCCGCCAGCCGTAGATGTTGCTTGGGTCGATCTCGATCCAGTAGGGTCTTCTGTTTTGGAGTCGTTCTTCTGCGAGACTTCTTGCTCCTCTGGGTGCAGGGAAATCTACGAGTGTGTTGCTATGACCATACGTTAAAGCACAGATAAGATTTCTACGGGCGTACTCGTCTAAGTCGGAACCACACCCATCTACGTCTTTTACAAATACGTCCGTCCAATATGGATCGCCAATAACTGTAATTGGTTTACGAAGAATTAGTCCTGATGCAGCCCTTACTAATCTTTGGGTGTAGGGGGAGAATACTGATCGGTTAACTCTTGATAGATATGCGTCGTAATCTTCTCTTGGTTCTAGGGGTAAAAAAGCCTCGGAATTTTCTCGGAGATATTCGGTTCCGCTAGATACTGCCTTCATTATTTCCCACCCTTTTGTCATATCTAAGACTGCTCTTGTCTTAGAAAATGGATTATCTCCCCCGCCTAAATAAGTTTGACTAACTACATTAGTACGAAGTGCCCCTGGCATTGAGTATGTCATCTAACTTTTAAGGCTCTCAACATTGCATACAGTCTAAACGGTCTTTACTCGTTTACTTTTTCTTTGTAGAACTCTTTTTCTTAGTTGTAGACTTTTTGCCTTTTCTTACTTTGGCTAGGTAGCCCTCGCATCTTTTCGTTCCAGCAGATTTTTTCATTGTTTTTAGTAGATTCTATACCCAGTTTGGCCCAAAGTTTCGGGTTTGGCTAAGTTAAATTGCTGGAGACATAAATAACCGAAAGCGTCGAAAGCGTGATCAACACCAAGATTTTTATTCGGTAGTCCTGTGTTCGGGGCATAAGTAAGAGTTCGTAAAGATTTGATGAGTTCTTTGCATCGGGGGTGGATGTAGGTTCTTCTTATGCCTGATGCGTCGTATAGGGCGGTGTTGACTGCGGTTACTTTGTCTCGAATTTTCCACGGGGCTTTTGGTGCGGAGACGTTGAAGCCGCTTCTTCGGAGGATGCTGTGGTCTGTTGCTCCGACTCCTGCTGTTTTTCTGGCTCCTCCAGTTGGGTCGGGGCAGGCAACTATTCTACGGTCCACGCCGTATCTGCGGATTACTTCTTCTGCGAAGTCCCAGGTTGTTGCACCTCCAGTCATTATTATTTCGTCGAAAACGTAGAGGTTTTCTTCGTTTCGCACGGCGCAGATGCCTGACATTGGGTCTACGTTGAAATCGACTCCTAGAAGGAGGGGCATTACGGATATGTCTTTGGCTTCTGTGGATATGTTTTCATCGGAGAATGAGACTGCAACGAGACCCGTGAGATTCTCGAAGCTGGCCTCAAATTCTTGGCGAAATGTGCGGGTGTCTAGTTGAGCACGGGCGGCTTGTACTTCTTCTGCTGGTACGTTTCCCCCTTCTATTGTAGTAAAACTCCAGCGATTCCACTCGCCTGTTGCGTCGTCTGGGACGTAGCACCATAGGTCGTAGAACCAGCTTGCTGTGCCGTCGGGTGTGGAAATGAATAAGGCCCAACCTTGTTTGTCGGCTAGGGCGGGTCGGATTACTTGGAACCAAACCTCGGAATCCATGAAAGCGGCTTCGTCTAGGACTACGCCAGCGAGGCTTCGGCCACGGAGGGCCATTGCGTTTTCAGTTCCTTTTAGTTCGATTGTGGAATCGTTGATGAGTTCTATTTTTAGGTCGGTTTCGTTCTTGGATTTGACCCATTCTTTTGGGACTAGCTTTTTTATTTCTTTCCAGGCTATGTCTTTTGCCATGCGGTAGGTCGGGGCACAGTAAAAGTAGGTTTCTCCTGGTCTGGATATTGCTGCTTTTAGGAGTTCGATACAGGAGAGGTATGATTTCCCGAAGCGGCGGCCAGCGACTAGGACTCTGAATCGCTTTTCATTATTGAAGACCTCGCCTTGTGCCCAACGTAAAGATAGTGGTTGTGTTTTTACTGCCATGTACTACATATTAGTCATTTTTTGTACCCTTCCCCCTGTGTTTATCGACTATTTATCATTTTGCGGGTTAGTATCGTTTTAGTTGTATGTGTTTCTGCCCGTGGCTGAAGCTATTTTAGGGGGCATCGGTGGTGCTCTCGTTCCAGATGATTCGGGGATTGTTAAGAAGAAGAAAAATCCTGGGAGGTCTGCGGCGTTGGTTGTGAAGGCTAGGCAGCACAGGCTTTATAAGAGGCAGTTGGAGGGTTTGACTGTGAGGCAGTTGGTTTTGGATCATGCTGCGAAGGAGGGAGTTTGTGAACAGACTGCTTGGTTTGATTGGAGGCAGGTTAATGCGTGGAATGATGAGGATTGGCAGAAGGATAGGGAGAATATGATTGCGAGGTTGCAGAGTATGAGGGTTAAGTTGTTTGAGAAGGCTGTGAGGAAGGGGCAGCTTCAGACGGCGGCTCAGATTTTGGATTCTCTTGGGAAGGTTGTTGGGGAGAGTGTGGAGACTGTGAATATTAACGCTCCAGAGCTTGCAATTCGTGTTGAAGCGAAGCCAGTCGAGTGAAGGCGTTGTTGAATTGGTTGGGGAGTTTCTTTGTTTATCGCTCTCCTAAGCCAGGGCAGGGATACTACAATTTGTTACTACAATTAACTTCTAAAAAGCTGCAAGTGCTTGCGGGAACTAGGACTCATTACTCGAAAAAGAAATTAGTTGCGATGATTATTGACAATGACAAGCCATTAGTGTAGTATAAGTAAGTACTACAGAAGAGCTTATTTTTACATGTATCAGTAGGTTCCCTGTAGCCCTCCCACATTTTTATTATTTCGCTACTACTCCCCCCTAATTATTGACAGACAATAAAAAACCCTTACCGATTTGGCAAGGGTAACTGTTGGAGCTGGAAGACTTAAGCAGTTCTGATTCTGAAAGAAATAGCTGAAGCAACTTTTTTAAGATCACTCCAAGTTTCTCTACAGTCTGCTTTTCCTTTTTCTGTTGCAAGTTGATTTGCTCTATTCAAAACGTCTGACCAATCTTGAAGAGATTGGGATTTAACTTGGTCTTGGAGCATTGCAGCCTTGCCGCTTAGTTGATCTTTGTCAGCCTGTAGCTGGTAGATCTGAGCTAATAACACATCCTTAGTTAATCTCTTTGCCTTAACAAAATTTGTATCTGTAGGAGACAGAGAAGAAAGACGAGGGAAAGAAGTCATTTTGATTTGGTAAGGAGTTGAAAAATTTTTCTCCTTAATTACTATTGTAGTACAATACAATCTAAAAACCACATACGAAACCTTAAGAAATTATTAAGAAATTGTAGTACATTAATTACATCGAAATGTAAAAAATAATACGTCTATTTTTAAAGATTATCCTGTACTATTCTAGTAAGTTTTACAAAATCTCTCGGCAAATCGGAACAAATAGGAGAAAACGAGCCAGAGATTCACAGTTTACAAGCAGATACAGGTTAAACAGAAAAAACAAACCAATGAGTGAATGAATGCTTAACCAGTGAATGCATGAATGATTGCATAAAAAAGACCGCATAAAATACGGCCTATGAATCGCAAATTAATAAACAAAGAAATTACAAAACCATTCCATTGCATCCTTTTGGTTATCGCTCACACTGTGGACAGTCTCCCAAGGAGTGAACCAATCTTGATGCTGTAGTTTTATGTTCTCAGCGTATCCATCCTCACAACTTCCAAAGATCCGAACAGCAGGACCACCAGTGCAAAGCAAGATATTAAACTCGCTTGCTTCGTACTCTTCACTATTACTTTCCCAGTCTGAACGAGTAGAAACCTCCAACGGTTGCTCGTAGACAAGATCATTAATTCGATCCGTATCTATTTCTTCATCACACCACTTGCATTTCTGAACTTCTTTTCTATCTCCATACATAACATCAAAAGCCTTATCTGCTAGAAACTTAAAACCCAAAGAAAAAACATTATCTCTCAACTCTCCTACCTTTTCCAAATCTCCTAGTTTTTCATATCCTAGAAACTCCTTAACCTCCTTTTTGTCTCCATAGAGAGTGTCAAAAGCCTCCTTTTGAAAATACCTAAAACCTAGATTTTCAATATTATTGCTCCAATTACTCAAATTAAAAAGATCAGTAATTGAGTCTACTTGTGCTAGTGCTTGTGATTCAGAATTAGACATTTGCTTTGGTGTAGCTGTTTGATTAATACTACAATAACATAAATAAAAAGACTTTGCAAATAATTCTTTTCTCACATTCTCACTGAGAAAAATTATTGTGCTTTTCTCATTTTGTGATATTCTAATAAATGTAAACCTCATCTAGTCCACCCATGACAGACAGAGACTTTCAAAAAATCTTGGAAACGCTCCAAGTATTAGATACAGATTCAATCAGTCTGTATCAAAGAATTCTAGAAATGAGTGAAACAGCTCTACAAAGTGAGACTGCAAACATCTCATTTATGAAAGAACAAAAAAGACTAAACGAACTTTTTATGGATTCTTTCAAAACTCAAGAAAACAACAACAAAATCATTTTTGAAACGCTCCAGCAAATTTTAAGCAAGCTTGGAGAGTCAAAAAATGAATAAAGAAGACTCCCTCTCATTTATTAGAAGTGAATTAACAAAGACACTTCTAGAAGATCAAAAAAGACTTTCAAAAGAGGAAATTCTTGAAATAGTAATTTCCTCTGGTCGCTCTAAAGCTTCAGCCTATAGAGATTGGACAGAAGTTGAAAACGAGCCAGCAACAGATTGGGACGACATCAGAAGTATTAGAAAACTTTCAAAAAATGGAAGTGATAACGAATTAATTTTCGAAGCTTTCAGAAAAGCCATACCAATCTATCAAGATCAAAATAAACATCTTGAAGCTTGCCAACTTGCAGCCCAATTCGCAACCACCAAAAAACAACTAAGGAGTTTTTAAAAATGGAACTATCAAAAGAATTAATTGAAGCGATCCAAGACAGAGTAAACCACGAAACCGACATAATCACAGACTCGGAGTGGTTCGATGCCTTAGTAGAGAAAAAAGTTAAAGAAGTTTTAAAGAGGCTAAAAAAATGAGTTATCAATCCGCACTGCAAACGCTCCAATGGTCAACACATTTGGAGATTGAAGAAGAAGGAACAATATATAAAGATGGTCTTGATTATGAACCATCCCAAGAATTAAAAGACAGGATCAAAAAAGACTGGGATTCATTTATTAATAAAGCATTGGAAATGGGATTCGACCCAGATAATGACATCCTTAACTATGGAGATTATTACGAGAATGACGTGTGGGAATTAGCTGCCCATGATTTTATTCTCACTAGAAATGGTCACGGGGCTGGTTTTTCGGATGGTGATTGGTCCGAACCAATGGCCACCAAACTCACAGAACTTTGTAAAAAATTTGGAGAGATAAACATATATCTCTCTGACGAAAATCTACTAGAGGCTTACTAATATGAGTTTCACAATAGTAGAAAAGGGAAACTGGCAACTAGCCATAAACCCTGTAGACACTCTCAAAAAAGCAGAGAGAGAACTTAAAAAACTTGAAAAAGCAAACCCTCAAAAAACTTATTGGATAGGCACATTATGAACGATCCCAGAGAAAAACAGTTCTTAGAATCCCTGGAGGCTTACGAGCCAACAGGGGAAGAACTTGAGCAAATGAGATTAGATCTTGAAGCACAAGACTACTACAATTCTGCATTAACTCCAGCTCAAAGAAATTCCTTACACAAATGAAAACAGTACATATATATTACTCCGACTCTAGGGCTTGTGTCGATATGACCAAGCCCGAAAATTTCAATGTAAAGTTCGAGCCAGGATTTTATTGGGAACTTGAAACTTCACCGTGGGAAATGGAGGAAATCCAAGGGCTAATACGAGCCAGAGGCTATGAATGGAAAATTTCCCGTATGAATGGCCCTTTTGGTACTAAAAATTTAGCCCTTTATAGTATGGAGTTTCGTTTTAATTCTCTCGGTTTAGTGCCACCAAGTATTGCCTGAAACGATCCAGATATCTTTCCTTAGCTGCTAACAAGTCAATATTGTTCATTATTTTTACTTCCGGTTCACCGGATCTACGGGCAACAACGATTGCAGCTCCTTTTGGTTGGATACCTGTGAGACTGGTGAGACCGAGTGCGTACGCTCCACATTGATCCTTAAATTGAGCGTACATTTCCTCGCTCCTTTTATTGCGGGAGGTTTTCCAGTCCACGATATATGGGCCTTCACCTTGAATGTCCACCATGCAGTCACACGTTCCAGCAAATCCTTGGGTGGAGTATTTTGGGGTGTAATGAATGGAAAATTCCACGGCATGAATGGCCGTAACGTTTGCTTCTATAAAAGTCCGTAGACCTCTGGCGTAGCCACTTGCACTAAAGTTGACTTTTGGTGCATTGCGGATGGCCTTTTGCATTGCCCAAGCCGTAATCTTGGATGGTGCACGTTCCAGGCAATCGCCTCCAGTGGTCCATACTCCTCTGCTGTTTGCGGTTTGCCTAGCGAGTTTCGCTGTGGTTTTGAGGATATATTCGGCGTGTGCATGAGCGTACGTTCCACGCTTGGCGGCCATATCACGTTCTTCATAACTGTTAGGGCGGTTAAGCCAACGTTCCAGGGCATCTTTTTGTTCTTGGGGAGCTGTTTGTCCAAGGATATGGGTAACTGAGATATATACGTTGTCCTTGTTATCTCTATATACACGATGCGGATATATCGTATTGGAATCATCACGTTCCAGATTCCATTTATGTAGTCCTGCTAATGCGTTTTGACTGTCCAAGGTGACATTAGTAGGCATTAAGATACACGTTCCCATAATTAGTTTACCATAAAGCAGCTAAAAAAGAAGGGGCCGATGAATGGCCCCTATATATCTAGTCCTCTTTATCTGAGAACGGGTCTGTTCCGTCTATTAAACGGGTGATGTCAAACCCTGCTTCTTGGACCTCGGACCAAGCAGCTTCTTTATCCTTTTGAGCACCTTTCTTTTTAGGAGCAGTGCGTAAAGAGTAGGTAGTGTTTTTCTTTACTCCTTCTCTTGCAAGGACAAAATCCCATTCAAGTAGATCATCTTTGTAATCATCCATTTGGCTGATTTGATCTAACTGAGTGATGAGAGTTTTCTGGCTGAATTGCAATACTTGGACTGCTTCAGCGTCGTAGTTATATACGGGGATAGCTAAGGCTAGTTTTGCAGGATCAGGTGCAGTACCGTCAAAGTTGAGTCTGCGTGTGGCTTCACCAGCCATTGCTTCTTCAATATCTTCAGGTGTTGGATCATCTGTGAACCTATAAGGGCGTGACTTGTTAGGGTCTTCCACTAATGCTCCCCAAACTTCATAGAAGTCCAGTGCATTTTCTTCAAGTAAACAGAATCGAACCGATGATCCGTCTTCCAGTTTTCCTGGGTTAAGGTAACGGTCTACTCCAGATGAGGAAGACTTTTTGCCTTCTTCTTGTGCTCTTTTTGATAAAAGTGGCATGTTTGCTAAGTGGGCATTGCCCTAAGTGCCCTTCTATTGTAGTAGTGTGACAGATACCTGTCAATCAGCTACAATGAAAAAACCCCAAGGGCTGAAGGGGCCGATGGGGTTAAAAGTTAAGTATTTACAAAGGAATTGTATCACATGAGTAAGCATCAACAACTGTTAGAATTCGTCTCTAATTGTCCTTCTGATTGGTCTACGTGCCCGATATATGCGAAGGGCGTGACTATGAAAGATGGGAAGATAGCGAAGGGTAAGTCACCCTATGGAGAAGCTATAAAGCCAGGTGCACATTGGTCCCCTTCAAGATCTGCCTTATTAATTGAAAGAGAGCCAGAAAATTTCAAAGCGTTTGGAGTATTTACAGGTGTTGCGAGTGGTGGTTTAACCATCTTCGATGTTGATTACAACCTTGGTGCAATTAAGAAAAAATGGGGCAAGGATTTAGAGAACGCTCCAACGATTACTTCTAATAAAAAGAACGCTGCAAAATATCTTTTTATTGTTCCTGAAGAAGATCGCTTACTTGTTAAAGGTATTTCGCATGTAGCTGCTGATAAAGAAGGCTTTGAAGTTTTGTGGGGAAGGCAAGGTGTTTTATTTGGTGCTTATGGTGGACACGAACCAACTAAGACTCCTGAAGGGATATATAAATTTGAGGGAGATTTAAACAATATTCCTGTTGCTCCAACTTGGTTGTTGGAGAGGATGAAAGAGCAGTACAGAAAAGAGAATGAGGATAGGCCAAAGAGAAGATTGAAAGATACTCGTTGGTCTAAACGAACCAAGGAGGAGAAGGTCATTATTGCTGAGAATTGCCTGAGTGTGATTCCTCATAAGGGTGCTTACTCGGAAGAGTACTGGTGGCAGATCGGAGCGATGATTAATTCGGAGCTTCCTGGGGAAGAAGGTTTAAAGATTTGGGAAGACTGGTCTAGAAAAGATCCTGAGTATTCACATTGCTGGTCTGTTGGAAATCCTTGTGAACAAAAGTGGAATAGAAGGTGGAGAAGTGGAGGTCTTGGTTTTGGAAGTTTGATTGGCTTGGCTGATGAGGTCGATCCAAATAGAACAAGATTTCAGAGAGATGATATATCGGCTTTAGTTGATGAGATCGAAGCTGCACCAGTTAAATACAGGCAGGATTATATCGGTGGTGAAGAATTAATTGCTAGGGGATTAGATCTTGAGGAGGAGATAGAAGATCCTGCTCTACTTGATCAGGCTAAAACTGTGCTCGCTATGGAGGCTGGACGGGCCAGAGAGGGAGCTGTAGCGATTGATAGGTTGATTGATGCACATTTGTCTTACAAGCGGAATGAGGGGGGAAGACCTAAAGATGTGGGAGATTTGGATGACACAGCTTTTGATTATTTAATTCCTGGGTTGTTACCTAAACCTTGGTTGCTTTTGATTCATGCAGACGGTGGTACTGGTAAATCTGCTATGTGTCAGACACTTTGTAAGCACATCAGTCAGGGAAGAGATTTCAATGTGCATGGAGGCATGGTGGATATATCGAAGGGGAAATGTCTTTGGTTGAATGGAGATCAGAGTGAAAGGATTACAAGAAGGCAGTTCAATTTGATTGGTGTTGATAGAGGTGTTGATGTAATTGGTGAATGGGATATGGCTTGGTATAGAAAGTTTTGCAAGATTCAAGGGGGCGGTCCAGGGAAGAAGGGAAGATATGACTTGATTGTTATTGACAGTCTTGATGGTTGTAATGACTCCAATCCTTATGAGGAAAACAGGAGAGAGTATGCACTTCCTTTAAAGAGATTGGCTAGAAGAAATGGTCAAGACTTTGGTGCTTGTTCAATTATTGTTATTCACCACAACAACAGAAATGGTGGTTTTAGAGGAACATCTGCAATTAAGGCTGCTGTAGATGAAACGTGGAATATGCAGAAGGTGAGTAAAAAGGATTTAGCGGAGATGGCAGCTCCTTTTAACAGCAGACTTGTGACCGTAGAAAAGTCAAGGGATGACAGAGAAGGACAAAGAATGTTGTTTAGTTTGCTTCCTGATTACACATATATCATTGGTCCCGTTCCAGAAGGGAAGGATACTCAGAAAGACAACACTCCTAATCAGCACATGCTGGATATTCTTCAGTTGATGAGGGAGGAGAGAGTTCCTTGGTCTGCGGATTTATTAACTGATCACGAAAAAGTAGGAGGTTTGCATAGAAAACGTGCCATTAGATATAGCCTCTCAAAGTTGATTGCTCAGAAGTTGATTGTTAAGTGTGACGCACCAGAAAATATATCTTTTAAAGGCCGTCCACCTGCTTTTTATATAGCTCTTGGTACGAACCTAAAAACCTTCAGAAAAAGGGCAGTTTCCTTAACGCCCGATAATAGTAGTGTATTAACTCACTCTTCTTCTGCTGGAACGGATCTTATTGACAAAACGGAATTGTCAAAAGTCCCTTTTGTCAAAAGTTCTGGCTCGGATAAAAAAGAAGCAAATACTTTTGACAAAAATAGTTTTGACAAAACACCGATTGTCAATAAGAACGCTTCTACTGGAACGGAAGAGAGTTTTTACACTCCTACACACAGACATAGGGAAAATGCACAAAAGTTCTGGAACGATCCAAAACCATGATTGATTTCCCTGTTCGCCTCGCTATCTACCAAATGCGACACACAGAATCTCTTGCTTGTGTTCGCTATACCTCGTTTGGAGAAGATGGAATTGCAAATGGTGTGGATGTTGTGGACTATGGATATGGCGAAGAAGATTTAATGGAAACGGATACGACTTCTGCAATTGAGATGGGTATGGATGTTTCGATAATCACATCAAAAGATATAAAAATGTTTCCAAGGCTTGCCGAATATACCCAAAGCTAATATTTGTGCTACAGTAGTGGAGTAAACATTCAGGGGCGGTATCCATTCCGTTATACCCAATGACCAAATCAATTTCCGACTACGCTACTGCACATGAGTATGCAGATTCTTATGGCAAAGTTCCTCTACTAGAAAAGAAAGGAAAAGAACTTAGAACATATATAAAAGAATTGGAACACGAAATATATACGGAAATGAGGTTACTAAATGAAAGATGGCATGGCTATAAAATACTCCAAGAAAGTAGCTATGAAGCAGAAAATAAAACTTGGTATGAATCAGATGATGATGAATACAGAAAAATAACGGGTGAGTGCATTGAGTTATGGCACTCTTCTTCAAGAGATAACGCTGAGTTTTTAAAAAAGGCAGCAATTGATCACGCTAGAAAACTAGTTATTGCAGAAGATAAAAAAGTACAAGCAGATAAAGATAGTAAGGATAATTGGGATAAACAGTGGAATTTAAAGAAAAAAGCAAGAGAAGAATGGAACAACTATCAAGAAGAAAATAGTGAAAAGGAGGCAGCGTAAATGTCTACTAGATCTGAACTTGATGCTATTAAATACACTCTTAAAGCATTGACAAGAGTGCAAGCAAGAGAAGACAAGAGGCATATAATGGATGCCCATCTAAATGCTGAAATGCGTGAGTATTTAGAGGAAGCTATTGAACTTCTGGAACGTATTGATGAGTACGATCCAACGCCTGTTCACACACCTGGAACTATTACAGCTAAAAAGTACGATGATTATCTTTTTGGTGATTGCGAAGCGGAGGATCTTAAATAATGGATTTAATTGAACAGCTAGAAGTTCAAAGAGCACTATCAGATGCCTTTGATAAATTAAACACGAAGAAGGAAGCTATTTACAAGCAGCACAACCTTAATCGTACTGAACATAATACTGAAGAATCTAAAAAATCCTGGCAGTACTATGAAGGATACAGAGACGCAACAATGGCTCTCTTAGAACATTCAATCTCCCTCGGAAAACCCACTCAACTGGAGCTTAACTTAAATGTCTGACTACAAAGTGTACTACGGTATTGAGAACCTACATCTTCTTGATACCTGCATAACGATAGCGTTTGATACGGAAACGCTCCAGCTACAACCAGAAAAAGGGAAGCTCAGACTTCTTCAGATTGGTTGCAAAGAACGGAACACAATCATAGTGATTGATTGTTTTGAATTAGAGGAAAAAGACTGGAAGTATCTGGAACGATTCTTTGATACTCCTCGTTTTTGGATTGCCCATAATGCTGTGTTCGATATTGCTTGGTTGCAGGAGCACAACATTCATTTAAAAGGAACGCTTCGATGCACAATGCTTGCGAATCGTTTACTTACAAATGGGATACCAGCTTTAAAACATGGATTAGATAGTGTTGTTAAAAGACACTTAGGTATTGAGTTATCTAAGGAACAACAGAAATCTGATTGGAGCGTAACTGAGTTAAGTGAAGAACAACTTGAGTATGCAGCCAAAGATGTTGAAGTTCTTTTGGAATTAGATAGAAAAATAGAAGACAAGATCAATTATGGACAGCTTGATATTGCAGAAGAGTTAGAGGTTAGAACTATTCCTGCTCTTGCTCAGATGTGGAGAACAGGTCTTCCCTGGAACAAAACTGCATTAGAGCAGTGTCGCTCTGACTATGAATATGATGTGGAGCAACTTGGAAGAGAGTTCTTACTTAAATTAGATGAGGCTCTGCCTGAAGATCAAAAGCTACCTAGAGATGGTGACGATGACATGGCTCCATTTAATTTACGAGCCAAGGATGAAGGGTCGATTCGATTAGGGACTAAAAAATATAAGGGGTTTAATTTGAATAGCCCGAAGCAGTTGCTTGAAAAATTTACGGCTGTTTTAGGTGAGGAGCCTAGAGACTCGAATGGGAAAAGGAGTGCTTCAAGGCAAGCATTGAGAGGGTATGCAGCAGACCATGAAGTAATTCAAATTTACTTGCAATGGAAGAGGACAGAAAAGAGAAGACAAATGGTGACTTCTATTCAAGAGAAGATGGATAGTGATGGATTTGTTCGGGCTTCATATATGCAGCTTGGGGCAGATACAGGTCGGATGAGTTGCATTAAGCCGAATAATCAGCAGATTCCTAGAGATGATTCTTTTAGGCAATGTGTTCAGGCTCCTGATGGTTGGGTGCTAGTAGATGCTGACTATGGACAGATGGAATTAAGACTTGCTGCTGCATTAGCGGAAGACGAGAACATGATTTCTGTGTTTAAAGAAGGTGGTGATCTGCATGAGTACACAGCACAGGCAATGGGTTGTGACAGGCAGGTAGCAAAATCCGCAAACTTTGGTTTGTTGTATGGGGCAGGTGCAGATGGCTTGCGAAATTACGCAGGTGCTAGTGGCCTAACTATGACAAGAGATGAAGCTGCCAAGATACGCAATGACTGGCTTGGCACGTACCAGGGAGTTAGGGATTGGCAGAGGGAAAACGCTGAAGAAGCTGATCGTACACAGAAAAATGAGAAGCCTTACATAAGGATTCCCGTGTCAAAAATGAGACGATTTCTTCCAGGTGATTTGAACAAAATTACGGTACGATGCAATACCCCAATACAGGGGGCAGGTGCAGCAATATTGAAGAAGGCTTTAGGGGAACTTTGGCCTGTGGTTAAAGAAGCAGGGGAAGATACCGTTCGTATTGCAGCAGCGATACATGACGAAATTCTTTTGTTGGTTAAGGAAGAGGAAGCGGAAAAGTGGGCAGCGATATTGAGGGAGAAAATGGAAGAGGCAGAGGCTATCTGGCTCGGAGAAATACCTGCATTAGCAGAAACATCTATCGGTAAAACATGGAGGGAGGTCCATTGATTTCAGTTTTTCATACGGAATCTGGCTGGTGTTTACGTCAGCTAGAAGACGAGCTAGGTTACTACAGCAGTCTGCCAGAGGTTATGAATGTCGCCTATTCAAAAGAGTGGCAGACAAATAATTATGGAGAGGTTGAACAAAGAGATTGTTCAAGCGACTACGGGAGATCTCCATAGGGCAGCAGACTTTCTAGAGGGAGCTAGGAAAATTCGTGCTGGTTCTAAAAGACAAAGGAACGCATCCAGGCAAGCTCATCGAACCGCTTATCTGAAAAAAGTCGATAATCCTATTTCGTGGTAGAGTAGTACAACGACAATGTTGAAATGGCTCTCAGACACGGAAACAAGACTTATCTTCAAATTCTGCTCGATCCAAACAGAGCAAAACTTCTAATGGGTCAAGCACAAGCGGAAAATATAAGGGCTACTGCTTGGGTGCGAAACTTAATCTACAAGGAATTAGAAAAGCAATTACCTAGCTCTGTCTACAAAGAAGCGGTTGCACAAGACGAAGCTTCATGGAGAAAGTCTATTCGCAAAAGAATAGAAGGCCGATTACCCAACAACTCACCTACTGAACAAAATAACGATGACGAAAGCATCTCCAACCCCGAAATTTAAGGTCAACGACCAAGTAAACAAGAAAAAGAACACAGGAATTTATTTAAAGACTTGTCCAGCAGTTGGAACAATCACAGAAGTAAAAGAAAAGTTCAACGCAAGAGATCGGATTTGTTATTACTACGAAGTGAAATGGCCTGACAATAGAAGGTCGGAACATGCACAGCACATACTCGTTCCAGCACCATAATGGTTAACAAAATTCACGCAGACTGTCCTAAGTGTAATGTTGCTAGGACTAGAGTTGTATGTACTAAACGTGCTCCAGATGGAGTCACTATTAGACGTAGAAGATGTGTTATCTGTGATCATCGGTGGTACACGATCCAATACCCAGAAGTTGCTGTGTCAGATAAAGAAATAAAATGGGTAGGAACAGGAAGTAACGCTAGATTTAAACAGTCTGCATAAACAACAAAACCTCCTGCACTGGGGATCGGATGCAAGAGGTCTTGTCTTTTCTCAATGGAGCTAGTCTCAACTCCAGACTCATTGTAGCTTTAATAATTTTTTCAGCAAATTAGGGCTTTTTTGCTCTTGTTTATCCATGCTTTTAACTATTCTCGTTTGCAACTCTGCAATCCTAGTAAGGCATCCAGCAATAAAAATACTTTGTTGATGGTTTTGCCTTGCTGTATCTACTGCGTAATTTTTTATCCCTTCAATATCATCAGAAGCTTTAATCATCCTTATCTCTTTTTCTAGATGCAATTCATCTTCCAAACTAGGAGGTTGAGCTAAATCAAAGACAAAAGAAAAATCAAGAGGGATCTCTGCTTCTTTCATTGTTTTTCTCTATATGTAGCAATAATTCTTGCCATTTTCCGTGCCTAGCTTGCTGTCTTCTCAGTTCTTTGCAATGAAGGCAATCACACAATTCCGTCAAAGCTGTCGAGGTCATTTGCTTTAGCCGATAAACCAGTATAGATGCCATGTTGAGGATGATCTGGTCTATGACGGCCATCAAGGATATACCAGCGTTCCATGTCCATAACTCTCTGACGGTCTTCTTCGACCCACTCAGTCTTATACATACTCATTGAAGTTTTAATGTTCGATTAGGCCATAGCCTAGCTTCTATAAAGTCAACATCT